ATGATGGATTGAATCAACAATATTACAATCGTCTCCGTGAAAATATCAGTAAAGCACCGACATTTGCACTAACAAACGAACATGAATCCTGCATTGTTGAAGAGTTTACAACATGATTGAACTTCCACCTGATTTTATTCATGAACCACCAAAAGGCTTCTCTTATGAAGTTACGGAGCATCGAAAAAATATGCTTGCTATTTGGATTCTCAACCATGGCATGTTCTCTTATACTGACACACCACCTCGGTCAATCTGGGGTTTCTACAGTAGAACAAAGAGATGCTATCATGCGCCTATTAACTCCACCAAGCACGGAGATAAGGTAGACATTTCTAATACTAGGCCTTATACTGCAATGCAACTTAAACTCACACCATTGGAGGCAGCATTTGCATGAAATATATCCCACAAGTTGATGACTATGTAAAGTGGAAAGGCCATCAGGGATGGGTATATTTTAAGTGTGATGAATCTATCAGTATTGAGATAGGTGTCAAAGATAAAAAATGTTGTCTTGGCACACGACACAAGAAAGATCATATTCTGCTTGTATGCTATAGTTTTCAGTGGGATGAACTAGAATATGTTAAAAATAGACGAGACAATAACGTTGACGAATATAAATCACAAGAAGGAAGATATATTGACCCATAGTATGAACTACAATACATAAGAAAAAAACTTCATGTCAAAGCGAATCGATTTATTTCCAGTCTCATACTACAGGGGAGCTGTGGAGGATAATGCCAAGTTAAAAGATCTTATTCTCCCCATTGTTGAGAGAACTGTCAAGGAGTGCGAAACTCCTGAAGGATGGTTGACAACAAATATTACAACTTCATTCTGTAATGAAAAGATTAGTAGTGAATTGGCAAACTTGACAGAGGTTAAACGTCAATATTTTAATGTGATCAAAGGATTTTTTGATGACAAGTTTAGACTTGAAATTGATGACATATGGTATAATAGTTACACAGATGGAGAATATCAAGAAGCACATAATCATTGTGGAGATGCACTAGCACCAACACATTTTGCATGTGTTCACTTTCTTTCTTTCAATCCTAAGATTCATTCTCCTCTGACTTTTATTGATCCGATGGATACACTTAGACATCTTTCAATAAATATGAAGACTGAAGAATATAGTGATAGACACAATCCACGGGTAAAGGAGGGTAGTTTAGTCATGTTCCCAGCTTATTTGAAACATGAGGTAAAATCTTATCCATCACACCCAGATGAACCTAGAATTACAGTTTCTTTCAATATTACAGTTACCGAATATGCAGGATTAGATGACGAAGATGATTAAAGTTTT